GAGAGATCCAGAGTCCAGACGACCAATCGGACGAAGTCCGAAGGGTGCGGCTACTGAAGACATATGATTCTCCTTTAATGTCTACAATGCGGCACCCGAATAATTACGAGTTGCCGCTACCAAATGATACCTTTGTTGACCTTTCCGGTCTGAGCATCGGCATACGAGGATCGTTTTCACGGAGGTAGTTGTTATCAACTGACTCCATTTGGCGACTGTTCATATCCTGATGATACTCGTTCCGGCCATCGATATTTTCCTGCGAGTTCTTACAAAGCAGGAGTCCACCGACTTCAACATTCCCCTCAAAACGAGAATCAATATCTGACATCACTTGTAGCTCTGGGTGGTCTTCGGCCCTTACAGGCTCCCAACCTTCTCTGAATTTGGCAGAGACGTTAGTGTTGTCTACTTGACCCATTGTTGAGGTTCTAATCCAGCGATACCCGTATCCCTCTTCCTGATTCGGATTTGGAACTCGTGTTGCTGGGGCCCATGATTTCTTGCGCTCTGTTTTTTCTCGGGTAGAGGTTTCCCTTGGTGTACGGTTACTCATTACCGTGTCTCCTTCATGAGTTGCGCCGCATATTTCTCTGGTGAGATCCCGAGTCGCTTGGCGAGAGCAACTTGAGACTGGGTCAACGTAACCTTGCGTGGTGCTTTTGACGAACGTGTCGCCGGGGCCACTACGGAACCCTGTTGACGTTGATGCCCAAATTTGTGTGGGAATGCTTCGCGCATTTTGCTGTCGATCTGCCGGTAGTATTCATCACTACGCGGATCAACACCGTCTTCCACTAATTCTTCATGGATCCCGTAAGCATAGCCTGTCATGGCTTTGTCTTTCTGGAACCATTCATTTCGACCTGCCCAGTCCAATGCTTTGTCATCTACCACGGCTTCCTGCTGGAGTGGCTGTGTGTACTCAGGCATTGGTTTTGACTGGACTGGCTTCGGCTTGTAGGAATCATACCGAAGCTTTTCATTGGTAAGTAAGGTGAGTCGTTCGTTCGCCGCAATCATGGCGTCTGAATCGCCGCTCTCGTACGCTTCTTTGTACGAAGATTTTGCCTTCTCAAGCTCTGCCGCAATACGGCCCTTGGCTTGGTTGACTAGGGCGCCTTCACCTTTTGTCAGAGTATCTCTAAGCTTTTGATTTTCTTCGTAAAGCTTCTGCATGTCAGTGACAGCTTGCTCACGAATTCGCTCAGCCTCTTCTTTACGTCTCCGCTCCTCATGGAATTCGAAACGTAATTTTTTAATTCGGCTTTGTACGTTCTCTGAGTAGTTCGCGATTTCTTCGTCATCAGGAACTTCAGGCTCTTTGCCATCTGCTCTGCGTGGACGGCCACGGTCTTGCTCAGGGGTATCGTCTACGACTTCAACTTCGAAGCCATCTGATTCAACTAGACCAGACTGGACCTCTTCATTGCTTTCTACTTCGTACTCTTGCTCTTCGTTCATGCGCGTTCAATGCCTCTCGGATCTTCGACAATTGCTTCAACCGAATCATCATTGATGAGTCGGAACTCTTGTCCCTTCACTTTGAATCGTGTGCCAGTGTAGGAACGGAAGATTACCCAGTCGCCTACTTTGCAGTAGTCGCCACTCGGGAATTTGTCTTGATCGCCATATGCATCATCGCCCATCTGGATTACATATCCGAAGATCGATGCTGTGGATTCTTTTGCGCGATAGTCATTCGCGATAATAATGCCGCCCTCGGTCTTCTCTTCGATCTCTGGGCATGCAACTAATATTTTATAACCTCGAGGAATCGGGAGGATTTCCTCAAGATCTTCGGTCATCTCGAAGGTTTTGACTTGCATATTTTTCCTGCTTACGGTTGAGGTCCGTAGTTACCTGCGCTCAAGGCGTACTATTCACTACTTACAGTATACCACTACTTGACAAGGCTAATTATGCGTTTTTCACTTTCTCTTCGAGGTCTAGTATTTCTCTCTCGATCACTGCAAACGCCTTAACCATGCCACAGCAGTACTGGTACTGTTCAAAGTCTTCACAGCCACCTGTTGCCATGTGGTCTGCCATCTGATCCAAGTTGTCACGGATGCGGTTACGAATATAATCTAGCTCTGTCATGTGTTCTCCAAAAAGTGCAATTGAACTTTATTGACCTTTTGTATTCTGTGCGATTGACTTCGCTATTTCAACTCCTAACTTTGCTCCTTCGACCTGATCCTTTCTTTCGATCTTGTCTTTCTCTGTTGCAATCTTGACACCAAGTCTTGCGCCTTCTTGACGTTCTTGGGACTCAATCCTGTCTTGCTCAACCATGACTGATGCCGCTTTAGACTGTGTATCTAATTGCAACTTAGCTAGATCTAGTTCGCGCTTGTGCTGGAACTCTGCTTCTTTCAGGGCAAGCTCTCGCTGTTGGATCTGTGTCAACGGGTCTTGCTGTTGCTTCTGAGCCGCCATCTGCGCCATCTCTGCTTGGTCTTTCTGTAGTAGCTTCTGTGCCGCTTTGGCGACAGTGCTTGCCAGATCAAACTCAACGTCTTCAGGTAATGGCGATTCTGGATCAGGCAATGGAGCGCCAAGTTGCCCCTCGATCTCTTTGCGATACTGGAATGCAACGTGCTCTGTAATATGCTCAACCATCGCCTTCTGAATGACTGAGGCGAATGGGCTCTGGCCAACAAGCTCCTTGATCTTTGGATCATTCATCATTGCCATGTGCACTTGGATGTGCGCTTCGTGATCCTGATATGCGAACGCCTTGACACCTTCTTGCTGTAGAATCTTCATGTTCTCTGTGACTGGATCTGTTGGTTCGATCTCGTCTTCAAGCTTGACAATCTTGTCCGCGTCCTGAATACCAAGGACTTCCAGCATTTGACGATGGAGCCTACCAAGGTCGTATATCTGTGGTGCTTGCTGTGCGAGTTGCAACGCCGCTTGGTACTGCATCACCTTCTGAGACATTGTTGCCGCATTTGGATCAGATACAGGAATTACATCAACCCTGCCATCGAAGTCATCGATACGATTGAAGTTGCCATCAAGCTCATACGCATATTGTTCTGGCATGTAGTCATGAATGATTCGGGCCAGAATGCGTAGCTCTTTGCGGAGAGCCGCGTGGAGTCGTGCCTGTACTCCAGACATAACCTTCATACTTCTTTCGAGAAGTGCCAGTGTAGTACCTACTGGTGCATTCGGGTTCGCTGAAGAGATGTCGATATCTGCAACAGAACCGATGCGTCGGCTTTCATCAACAATGTTGCCGAGCAACTGGTACAGAACTGTTGATGGCTCTTTGTACGGTAGTGGGTAAATATTATCTCTGATTGCCCCGCCCGGAATATCCACGTCACGGAACTCGCCCGGCATCAATGGGGAATCATCGCCTTTGATTCTCAAGCCTCGTGCTTTCAAGCCAGCAGGCAAGTTAGCGAGTGTGCCTGCGTCAACAAGCTGGCGTAGGATTGATGTGGCTGACTTGGCTAGCCCGCCAATAAGATGGATAAGCCCAATACCGTAGAAGCCAAGTCCGGGTAAGTACGGATAGTGGACAAAATGGAGCCGCTTATTCTTCTTCTCGTCATCCTCGTACCAGTTGCGCCTGATCGATAGGATGGTTCTAGAAGACTTATCAATTGTAATAACATAAGGTCTTGCAATACCATCTGGGTCCGCAAACTCTCCGGGGAGGTCGATGTCTGCGTGGACTTCAAGAATTGTGTAACGGTCATCTTCTTCGATTGAGTAGTTTGACTCACCTTCGATATCATCATACTTCTCCTCGATGTCGGAGTACTCAGCCGTTGGGTCTGGCAAATCGACATCACGATAGAATCCTGAAACCATGCACTTCAAGATCTCGTTTGGAGTCTTCTTCATAACATGGGTGTAGCGCTCGGCTGTTGCGAGATCTGATGCTCCGTACGAGATCACGAAATCTTCAGCAGGGACGAACATGGCCACAGGCCGTTCCAGCATTGGGTCATAGTAGACCTTCTTGAATGCTGAACCGGCGAGCGGCAATTTGAACAGTAGTTGTTCAAACTCGTCTCGATACTCGGTCATGACTTCTGTGGTCATGTAGTTCATTTCGTTTTCTACGCGGGTTGCTTGTCTGGCCTTGTCATCTGTGATTGTTCCAACAATCTTTGTTCTGACTGGGCCAGATGCAGGGAAAACTTCTGTAATCGCTTGTGCTTGAAAGCGTACAACGGATTCTGTGAGAACTGGGTGGAATACGCCGCATGCGCCCGGCCAAGGTTGATCGCGCTCTTCGATCTTGAGGCCAAGTAGATCTAATCCTTTGACATAAGCTTGAGCCCATTCCTTGCGTGACTGCCTGTCACCAGCAAACCCTTCGACAAGCTCGTCAGCAAGAGACTCAAGATCTTCATCATGAATGTATTCTGCAAGGTTTGATTCGTGCTCTGGACCGAGCAGTTCTTCTTGCATATCAGGATCGAGAACAATTGTCATGCTCCCGTCTTCTTCGTTGATGGTCACCGCGTCAGGGTTGATGACCTCGATATCAAGCTCACTCTCTTCTTCTGGTTCGATATCAACGATGTCAGAAGGTGTCAAAGGTTTTTCAATTGCCATCAATAGTACTCAATCTTACGGTGATTCCAGACTGGCTCTTCCCAGTCATCCATTTCAGAGCGAATCCATCCGCCCTGTCTAAATCGCAACAGTGCCTGAGTCGTGGAATCCACCAAGTCATCGTGGTCTCCTGATGGGAATGCGGCGCACTCCTCAATTAACTCGTCTGCCCATCGTGTTGGTGGTGCCCAAACAACACCAGAAGCGAACAGATCTGTCACTGCATTCACGCGGGCAATCTTGTCCTGCCCTCGTGATGGAGTGAACTCTGTCACTGGTATGCCCATCGCACGCAATTCAAAGATCAATGGAGCTCCGGAAGCTTTCTTTTCCACGATCATTTGATCGGGCTCCCATTCCCAGTAATGCTCATACGCCTTGCGCTTGAGTTCTGGAAACTCCAATTTATCCTTGAAGCTATCTAATAATATCAGATTTGGGACGTTCCTGCCTTCGTCATTTTGATGGTAGAACACTCCCCAAGTTGTACACGCGCTGTAGTCAGATCGCTGTGTCTTCAAGAATGCGGTGTCCCAGCTCTGGATAATGGCGTCACAGCGAGGCGGTGTGTCCCGCTCCCAGCTTCTCCACCACTCCCGCTTGATCAGGGCTCCTTCTTCGGATGTTGGGTCCTGCTGGTACTGCGCCTGCCACTTCGACACAGGCAATTCTGCTTTAAGTGCCTCGAGTTGGGGTAATGGCCAGAACTCAGGCCACAGTGGCTTGCCTGACGGCATGATTGCAGGGAGTTCAATCACCTCCCACTCATCAGATCCTTCGCGTTCTGCAGACTTTTTGATGATTTGACCTGTTAGATCGCGCACAGACCAGCGGGTCATCACGATAATGATGGCTCCGCCCGGCTGTAAACGCTGGCGTGGACCGGATGTGTACCACTCATAGACCTTGTCATACACTTCTGGGTTGTACGCGCCGATTGCGGCGTCCTGTTCCGAGTGCGGGTCGTCAATAATTAACACATCGGCACCTTTACCAGTCACAGCACCGCCAACACCAATCGCAAAATAGTCACCACCCTTGGATGTGGCCCATCGACCAGCCGCTTTGCTGTCAGATGACAGGTTCATATCCGGAAAAACTTCATTGTAATCTGGATTCTCTGTCAAGTTCCGCACCTTACGGCCAAAACCTACCGCGAGTTCTGCGGTGTGCGCGGTCTGAATGATCTTTTTCTCTGGGTATCTGCCCAAAAACCACGCAGGAAACAGGTATGAAGCGAACTCAGACTTGGTATGACGCGGCGGCATGTTGATTATTAGACGCTTTAGCTCGCCATTCGCCACTCGCTGGAATGCGTCAGCCATTGTTTTGTGGTGTTTGCCTGCAATGAATGCGGGCCAGACATGGTTAACAAAGTCTAAAAAGTTAACACGAGAGTTTTCTC